TTTTATAGTAGCCCCCAAACTAGTACAGTTCTGGATTAGACGCACAATCCAGAAAGTGCATAATGCGGACGGAACCACCCGCCTAGAGTTGGGCAACAGAATCACTGTCGCCAGGTGTATCGGTTGGGGCATGCACCGCCTTCCAATCCACAACTCGCGTTTCATAATCCACATTTAAAGTGCGGACCATGTGGTCAATATCAGCTCGTTCAGCCACTTCCTTCATTTGGGCACGCCTCATTTCAAATACTTCTTTACCGTGATAGAACCACGAATTAAGGGCTCCATCTATATTCTGGGCGGCGATATTTTGAAGGGTTAAGTCCTTGCTCTTCATCTGGCAATGTAGTGATTTAAATATAGAATCCTCTTCGAGTACGCCGACGAATTGACCAAGTTCGGCATTAAATCGCGACTTCCGTTTCAAGAAATCAACACTCTCAATTGTCATGTAGGGAGTGGGCGTAGCTGTCTTGTCCGGCATAGTAAGAATAATGTTGGATTCGGCCAAGATCGCTGCCATTGAAATATGATTGAACTCGGGGTACTCGCTAGAAACAGAACCGCAAAAATCATCTCCATAAGTAATCAGGTTCACAAATTTATTGAAGTCCGGCACTTTGACACCCTTCTCTTTCAGGATCACATAATACAATGCAATCCGGCACAAAAGACTGTTCACCATGCTGTTAATGAATACCGTAGCAGAATTCCCAGATGGGTTTCCGCTAAGTGCTTGGTATAAATCACCGTTAAAGGCCACATAAGCGTATGCAATTTCTGACGCTAGACCTTCCATCACAACGATGTCATCAGCAGTATAATGAGGGCTGAGTTTCGCAAGATCAATAAGAATGCGAAAACTGGCAAGAACCAACTGGGACGGCATCCGGAGATCATACTTCGAGTAATCACCAGCGAGAATTCGTTCATCCCCAAATTTGGTGATATAACGGTGCAATTGATCCCATTCCGGTCCTTCCGAATTTATCCCTACTGCGCACTCACTAACTAGTGGGAATACAGAGAAGAGTCTCAAAATCGGTAGGAAGTACATGCGCACTCCCAACGCTAGAGCGATGGGTGAGGCTTGAAAAATACGGACTTTATCCTTGTCCAACTTCACTGCCTCGTCTTTAAAACATGCCTTGAAGATCTGCGTTGTTCGCTCACCTCTGCGGTAAGCATTGCGTAATCTTTCGAGTTCGTCCCAAAATCGTGGTTCGATATCCTTAGGGCAACGATGTTTTTCAGAAACTGCATCAACCATGACATTGGATTTTGGACCAGTCAATGGGAACCCAATAGCGGTCTTGGACTTAATGGCATCTATGTACTTAACGCCATCCTGGCCA